CGCTGGGGCAGACCGATCAGCTACGCCTTCCGCGATCGTCACCCTGGTGATCTCACCAATGGCGTCGGCTACCGCGTCACCGAAGTCCCTGCTGATCAGATCATCCACCTGTTCACCACCGAGCGCCCCGGTCAGACCCGTGGCGTGCCCTGGGCCGCCAGCGCCGTCAAGCGCCTTCACCATCTCTCTGGCTATGAAGAGGCCGAGGTGGTGCGCGCCCGCGCCAACAGCTCGCTGATGGGCTTCATCCAATCCCCCGAGGGTGAGCTCCACGGCGATGACGTAGAAGACGGCGATCAGGTAACCCGGTTTGAGCCAGGCGTGTTCAAGTACCTAGCGCCCGGCGAGACCGTCAGCATTCCGCAGCTGGATGCCCCCGATGGCCAGTTCGAGCCATTCCTGCGTGCCATGCTCCGCGGTGTTGCCGCGGCCATCGGCTGCAGCTTCGAGACGATCAGCCGCGACTTCAGCCAGTCCAACTACAGCAGCAGCCGGCTCAGCCTGCTTGAAGACCGCGAGCACTGGCGGATGCTGCAGGACTACATGATTGAGCACCTGCTGCAGCCGGTGTTTGATCGGTGGCTGGCCGCGGCCGTTGCTGTTGGTCAGCTGAGCCTGCCCGGCTATGACCGGATGCCAGAGCGCTATGAGGCTGTGCGCTGGTATCCCCGCGGCTGGGCCTGGGTTGATCCACAGAAGGAAGTCGAGGCCTACACCAAAGCTGTGCGCTCTGGCTTCAAGACACAGGCTGAGGTGGTGGCCGAAGGTGGCGGCGACATTGAAGACCTGCTCACGGCGCGCGCCGCTGAGGTTGATCGCGCTGAGCAGCTGGGCCTGCAGTTTGAAACTAACCCTGCCGATGACCAGCTCGGTGGTGCCGTTGATGCCACGCCAGAGCAAGACTTGCCTGATCAGCAGAATGAATGAGCATTGCCCCGATAGTATGGGGGCAAGATCAGCAGGAAAGAAATGGAACTGCGAGAGCTCAATCAGCAGCCGCTTTACCGCTCTGCGGTAGTGGCTGAGGTTGCGCGTGCAGAGGATGATCTTGATGTTGTTGAGTTCACCTTTAGTTCAGAGCAGCCGGTCGAGCGTTACTTCGGGATGGAAGTGCTCAGCCATTCACCTGAAGCAATGAACATGGAGCGCCTAAATAGTGGCGCTGCACCGTGGCTATGGAATCACAATCCCGAAGTGGTGCTCGGCGTGGTGGAGCGTGCATGGATGGGTGACGATCGCCGCGGCCGTGTGCGCACCCGCTGGAGCCCTAACACCAAAACCGAAGGCAGCGAAGAATACAAGCGCCGACAGGATTGGGAGAGTGGCACCATCCGCAACGTCTCCTTCATGTATTCCATCGACGAACCGCTCGACACCACCAGCCGTGATGGCTTCGCGGTAGTGACTAAGTTCACACCGATGGAAGTATCAGCTGTCAGCATTCCAGCTGATCACACTGTTGGCCAAGGCCGCAAGGCCAGCCACACCAGCAGCTCCGGTCCGCCGGGTGCTGCCGCGGCATCTGCCGCACCCTCGACCCCCAACGAACACACCCCAATGGAACCCTCCACCATCGACATGGAGGCCGTGCGGGCTCAGGCTGCGGCCGATGAGCGCACCCGCGTCGCCTCCATCACTTCCCTCTGCCGTGAGCACAAAGCAGACGATCTGGCCCAGGGCCTGATCGAATCCGGTGCTTCTGAAGCTGATGCCATGCGCTCGGTGCTCGCCGAGATCGCTAAGCGTCCTGCTGCTCAGCCTGCTACCCCTGCCGCTCCTGCTCGCGCCGCTCAGCCGATCGCTTCCGGCGGTTCTGCTGACATCGGCCTGACCGACAAGGAGGCCCGCTCCTTCAGCTTCGTGCGTGCCATCCGCGCGCAGATGCTGCCCGGCGATCGCGCTGCCCATGAGGCTGCTGCGTTCGAGCGTGAAGTGAGCGAAGCCACTGCTCAGCGCATGGGCATCACCCCTCGCGGCATCCTGGCCCCCAACGATGTGCTGCAGCGCGACCTAACTGTTGGCGTCGCTTCCGGTGCTGGTGATCTGGTCTTCACCGATGCACGGCCCGGCAGCTTCATTGAGCTGCTGCGCAACCGGCTGGCGCTGAACACCCTCGGCGTCACGATGCTGACCGGCCTGCAGGGCCCCGTAGCTATCCCTCGCCAAACCGGCGCCGGACAGGCTTACTGGGTAGCTGAAGGTGGCGACCCTACCGAGTCGCAGCCCAGCGTGGATCAGGTGGCACTGGTGGCCAAGACTCTCGGCGCTTACACCGAGTTCAGCCGTCGCCTGATGCTGCAGAGCTCCATCGACGTTGAGCAGATGGTGCGCAATGAGCTCGCCACTGTGATTGCCCTTGAGATCGACCGCGCTGCCCTTTATGGCACCGGCTCGAGCAGCCAGCCCGAGGGCCTGAAGTTCGTCACCGGCATCAATACCGAGGACTTCGCTGCTAACACTCCCACCTACGCGGAGATCGTCAGCATGGAGACCAAGGTGGCTGCAGACAACGCCGACATCGGCGCCATGTCTTACCTGACGAACTCCACCATCTTCGGCGGCTTCAAGACCACCGAGAAGGCCAGCAACACCGCTCAGTTCATCCTTGAACCCGGTGGCACCGTGAACGGCTACAACGTCGTGCGTTCTAATCAGATCGCCACCGGTGACGTGTTCTTCGGCGTGTGGAATCAGATGATCATGGGCATGTGGGGCGCGCTGGACATCCAGGTAAACCCCTACGCACTTGATAAGTCCGGCGGTGTTCGCGTGACTGCTCTGCAGGACGTGGATGTGGCCGTGCGTCACCCCGAGGCCTTCTGCCGCGGCAACAACACCCTGTGACCATGAGGCTCCTGATCCTGCGTCAAACCTCCATCGCTGGCCAGCCTGCACGGCCTGGTGATGTGGTGGAGGTAAGCGACCGTGATGCCCGGCTGCTGATCAACAGCGGCAAGGCGGAACCGGCCCCGGCAGCTCCTGCAGTTGTTGAGGTGACGCAGGATCTAGAGCCCGCCCAACCCAAACCCCGTCAACGTCGCGCCAAGTCCCATGGCACTGCATGAGCTCACGCTGGACAAGCTCCAGCACTTCACACTCCTGGCCACCACCACCATCACCGCCGTCGGCGATCAGACCGGCGTCGATCTGGCCGGCTACGAAGGCGATGTTCAGATCATCCTGTCCGGCACTGCTGCCGGTGCTGGTGCTGATCTGACCTTCCGCATTGAGGAGTCTGCTGATAACAGCACCTTCACCGCAGCCACCGGCGGCAGCTTCACTGCTATCGGCAACGCTGCTTACAAAGAGGTGATCACCCTCAACAGCAACGACCTCAAGCGTTACATCCGCCTCAGCTGCACCGCTGAGACTGGCACCGCCAGCTCTGCTGTGACCTGCTTCGGGTTTGGCCTGAAGAAGTACGGCTGATGGCACTGACCGAGAACCTAGATGCGTTCTTGGCCGATTTCGGCGTCAGCGTCACAGCTGGCGCCGTTTCTGCATTGGGCATCCTCGACATGCCGATGGAGGTGCTCGCTGGCGATCAGGTGCTGAGCACTGACTACACGCTGACGGCTAAGGCTGCCGATTTTGGCGATCTGCAATACGGCAGTGAAGTGAACGTGAACGGCGTGCCGTACACGGTGCGCGAGACGCGGCTGATTGATGATGGGCAGTTTTGCCAGATCGGCCTGATGCGCAGCGTGACCACAGAATTGCAGCAGTCCACTACGGCGATTGATGCCGGTGATGTGGATGATGTGATCGACGACCTGGGCAACGCTCAGCTGGATCCTGAGGTTGATGGTGGTGGCGCTGGATCGACCTACATTGAAGGCAACGTGATCGACGGCGGGGCAGCATGAGCAGCACGGCACGCATCCGCCTACGGCGTGACACAGCAGCGAACTGGACATTAGAGAATCCGGTGCTGTTGGCCGGTGAGATGGGCATCGAGACCGATACCCGCAAGTACAAGGTGGGTGATGGCACGCTGGCGTGGAGCAGCCTGAGCTACTACATCGAGGGCGTGCTTGCCCGTAGCCAAGCCAGCAAGACCACCAGCGGCACGATCGCCATTGCAACCGCCGGCACCTACCAGAGCACAGGGCTCACGGCCACCTTTGACAGCAGCACTGACTATCAGATGGTGCTCGGCACGAGCGACACCTTCGGTTTGAAGAACGACAGCGGCGCCACCAAGCTGTTCATGGTGCAGGCCAGCATGGACGCTTACGCAGGCAACAACCACACGCTTGGCATCAAGCTGGCCAAGAACGGCGTTGGCATTGATCAGTCTGAGTGCCGTGCGTTCTCTGGTTCCACTGGGCAGATCGCCAAGCTGTTTTGCTTCTGGATGGTTGAGCTGGCTGATGGTGATGAGGTTGCGCTCTATGTGGCCAACATCAGCGACACCACCACGATTCAATTTCAGCGCGGCCGCATCTCAGCGATTGAGGTGAAGGCATGACCACCAAGCGTGAGCGGGTTCTGCGTGCCATCGTCACCACGCTGGCGGGCACCACGGGCGTTGGCACCCGCATTTACCGCAGCAGGGTGGAGCCCTTGGCCAGGCAGGAGAGCCCGGCGATCGTGATCGAGCCGATCACAGATCAGGCGCAGCAGAACACCAGCCTGCCCACGCTCGATTGGAGCCTGACGGTGCGTGTTGCGATCATCGTTCGCGGCAACGTGCCTGATCAACTCGCTGATCCGATTGTTGAAAGTGCGCACGCCAAACTGATGGCTGATTTGACGCTCGGCGGTTATGCCATTGATGTACAACCGCAGAACGTAGCGTTTGAGCTGATGGAAGCAGATCAACCCGCGGGCGTCATCAGCCTTGACTACCTCGTGCGCTATCGAACCAATGTGGCTGACCTAACATGATGGACGAATACCACGGGCAGGGTGGCTCTTACATCCTCGACCCTGAAACAGGCCGCCGGACGCTGGTCAGGCGGACCCTACCCTCGGTGAGAAACGATGCCACTCCTGACGCGCAAACGGCTGATCCTTCTGGAATCAGAAGGGACATACGGAACCGATCCGACACCAACCGGCGTAGACGCGGTGCTCGTGCGGGATCTCAACATCACCCCGCTGCAGAGTGACACCGTAAGCCGTGACCTGGTGCGCCCCTACTTGGGTGCATCGGAGCAGCTGTTGTCCAACACTCGCGTTGAGGTGACCTTCAGCGTTGAGCTGGCTGGCTCTGGCGCTGCAGGCACCGCACCGCGCTACGGCAAAGCACTGCTGGCCTGCGGCATGGCTGAGACGGTGGTGGCCAGCACCAGCGTTACCTATGCCCCGGTGAGCGCCAGCTTTGGCAGCTGCACCATCTACTACAACATCGACGGTGTGCGGCACAAGGTGACCGGCGCCCGCGGCACCTTCACGATCAATGGCGCCGTCGGCGAGATTCCCACGATTGATTTCACCTTCACCGGCATCTACAACGCCCCGACTGATACGGCGCTGCCATCGGCGACCTATGCCGATCAGGCAACACCAGTGGTGTTCAAGGAAGGCAACACCAGCGGGTTCCAGCTGCTGAGCTATA